CGTCGGCAGCGTCAGATGTGTATAAGAGACAGATATAAAATAAATAGTCTTGTGGTTCAAAATTACAGTAAAAATGAACCACAAGATGAACCACAAAGTGAACTGCAAATTGCACCACAGTTTGAACCACAAAGTGAACCTATTAATAAACAAAGACATAAACATAAACAAAATACACCCCCTATATCCCCCGTTGAAAAATTTGGAGAGTTTGCCGCGGCCTATCCGAAACGGTGCACTGGCTGTCTTGTTGAAACTGAATACTGCAATGCGGTACTGGCTGGTGTACCGGAAGATGATCTGGTATTGGCCGCACAGAATTATGCAGATATATGCAGACGGGAGAAAACAGCAGAGCGGTATATTAAAAAGCCGGAGAACTTTTTACGAGAGAACTTGTTTATGCAGTACCTGAAAGGAGAGAACGATGGATCAGTTGGAAGAGATACTGGAACGCATGAAAAATCACTCAACGAACTCATGCAGGAACGCGGAGACACCGGAGACTTCCAAGGATTCTGATGTGTGTCCGATTTGCGAAGGCCGGGAGTGGATCTTGAAAATAAAAGACGGAGTTGAAATAGCAGTACCGTGTAAATGCCGTGAGAAAGCGGTCATGTCAAGGCGGTTGCGATTCGCAGATATACCGGAGGCATTCCGTGGGATGGATCTGAGATTGTTTCGGATGGATGTGTACAGAAAGCAGGAAAGTAAAAAGATGGTGTCAGATGCTTGTAAAATCATAAAAACCTATCTGGATGATTTTGAGAGCCAGAAGGAAAGAGGCATGGGACTGTATATCTGGTCGAGGACAAAGGGAAGCGGTAAGACGAGGATTGCTGCCGGGATTGCAAATGAACTGATGAAAAGATACACAGTCAAATTTGCAGTATCACTGACCATCCTGCAGGAAATCAAGAATACATGGCGCAGGGATGCAGCAGGCAATGAAAGCCAGCTTTTAGATGCACTTTCCACAACGGATATTTTAATCATTGATGATTTTGGTGTGGAAGCACCGGCGGCATGGATCAACGACAAAATGTATCAGATCATCAACGAGCGTTACATAAACAAAAAGGTAACGATTTTCACGAGTAATGATCCACTGGACAAAATATCCTATGATGACCGGATCACGAACCGGATTAAGGAGCGGACATATCAGATCGCATTTCCAGAAGAATCAGTCCGGGATCATATCGCAGAGCGGATGCAGGAGGAAATCATTGAAAAAGTGATAACAGGAGGAAAAACATGAGCAATGCATTGAGAAAAAAGACAAGAAAGCTTGAACCGAAAAATTATGAGGATAAATTCACAATGCAGCGCATAGCCAGACATATAAGCGAATCTGACAATTGTTTTTGGCAGACATTCAAATCAATGCAGATGTCATGCTTTTATGTTCTGTACTATGACATAGATTTCTCAAAACAGAAGCTAAAGAATTACAACGAAATTCTTCGGAAGAATAACGAGAAAATAAAAAATGTATCCACCATTAGAGCAGAGGAAGAAAGATTTATAAAAAACATTGGGTTTGATTGTGAGAAAGAAGCAAGGAATTTTCCGTACAGAGCCAAGATTCGTATGTATGGCAAGAATCCTAAGCAGAACCAGATTAAATCCGTAATTTCGAACATGAATGACGGCATTGAGTGTTATTTGGTGATTGCAGTTTATACACTGCATTACAATTACAAATTCAGTGGCGAATTGATTCGTGAATGGTGGAACAGGATGCTGGATTTTTCCAAGAACTATGTAGAGGGAATGAACGACGACCATGTTGTGAAATATTTCAAGCAGGAATGTGATTTAGATATAGCGGAGTGATGCCAATGTGAGAGATGACCAAGACAAGAGTAAAATACTGCCGGAAATGTATTTACTCTTATAAACACAGTCAGACAGAAATCATGTGTGGATATTATTTACAGACCAGATTAAGGCGTGGTTGCCCGGTAGGAATGTGCGATAAGTTTGAAAAGAAAGGCAGAAAGAGAAAGGTGAAGTTGAAATGACGGATGAAACCAAGCAGGAGATAGGAGCGGCATTGATGTTGTTAAAAAATACACTGATAAGAAACGGTGTAAGCATAGCACTTGTAGGAAGTGAAGATACCGGAAAAGACGATGGATGCATTATGTTTTTTGATACCGCAGAGTATTGTCGTACCGGGAAATTTAAAGGGATATCTGTTAAAACAATGGATTTAGTGAGGTAGAAATATGATGGAGTGTATGAAGAGCATGGCGAAGAAGTCACAGGACGAGCCGGTAGAAATGGAAAATGAGCGTATGAAAGTTTCTCACTTAGATATTATCGTAACAATGATAGACAAAAAGCCATATTACGAAATCAAGTACAAGGAAATCGGATCGAATCATTATAGCGTTGGCTACAGCTCATACAAGCTGGAAAATGTTTTATCTTGGAGAGACGAGTGTTTTGAGGTCGTGGAGAAGCCACAGACCAATGCAGATCGGATCAGAAGCATGACGGATGAGGAGTTGGCAGAAGTATTATTTGGAAGTTGCATAGAACACATGGGCGTAGAGGAATGTTCTCATCCTGAAGAGGCTTGCAAATCATGTGTTTTGGATTGGCTTAAGACAGAAAGTGAGGAATAGCATGAAGAGATTGACAGAGAAAAACGATGTTGGCTCATATTACTTTCCAAAATGTTTTGAAAAGTGCAATGGACTTGGAGCAAGTAGCAAGTGCGACAATTGTGAGAATATGACAAATGCCTGTGAAAAACTCGGAGCCTATGAAGATGCCGAGGAGCAGGGATTACTTCTGCGGTTGCCGTGTGGAATTGGCTCAGATGTATATATAATTCCTAGCAAAGTCAATTATGAATTAAATATTTTAAGTCTGCACCCGGAGAACAATAAAATTTATCATCAGAAAGTAGCCTTGATTACTTTTACAGAAAAAGGATGGTACATGGAGTGTGACAAAGATCGGGAATATGGTACAGACCGAATCCTGCCAGAAAAAATGTACAAGGAAACCTGGTTTTTATCACAAGAGGAAGCCGAAGCCAAGTTGAAAGAAATGGAGAAGGGAAATGGCGCACATAACAAATAAGGAACTGACTATACGGCAGATTGGAGAGTTCTGCACAAACACTCTCTGTAATAAATGTCCGGTGGCAAAGTGGAATGAGGAAAGCAATCTGCATAATGGATGCATGGAAAGTTTAAGACTTCCAGAGGTATCGAGAATTATGTTGGAGCAGATCAAAGGAAGAAAGGTGGAGCGTGATGGAAGATAGATATTTATTCCGCGGAAAGTGCATTGATGACGGAGAATGGATGTCTGGTAGTTATTATGAACTTGCAGGAAGACCGCTTATTTTTAAACCGGTTTTCGCAAGTAAAAAAGCTGTTTACGAGATAGACCCATCAACTATTTGCCAGTGCACAGGACTTAATGATAAAAGCGGCAGACGGATTTTTGAGAATGATATTCTTTCAGGTCATATCGACGTTGAGTTTCCAGAAGATGAGACGAGAAAGCGTGTCGTGTGGCATGAAAACGGATGGTGTACGAATGAGCCGGACTGTGATTACTATGAGGAACTGGATGATTTTGATTCAGAGAATTTTGAAGTGATCGGCAACATGATTGATAACCCGGAACTGTTGGAGGTGTGACTATGACAATTGATGAAGCTATATCACACGCAAGAGAAGTGGCTGAATGCCAAAAGATGTCAGCAAGACTAATCGAAGATAATGCGTATATGCCAGAATCGGTTGATAAAGAAGCCATTACATATGGCAATACTATATGTGCAAACGAACATGAGCAACTTGCTGAATGGTTGGAAGAACTGAAGCAGTACCGAACAATCGGAACGGTGGAAGAATGCCGGGCGGCGATGGAACGTCAGAATCCGATAGCTGCTATTGCTGAAAAAGAAGATACTGGGACTACAAGATATATATGTCCGACATGTGGTATGTATATGGGGTGGTCAACTGGAATGTTTCCTGCTCGTTATTGCTGGAAATGTGGTCAGAAATTGGATTGGGGGTGTAAAGAATGAGTGAAAGCCTTAAGCCATGTCCGTTCTGCGGTGGAAAAGCAATGTTCTTAACCACTACAAATAAGTCATCACATTCGGCTGTTGGTGTAATGTTCAAAATCAAATGTATGAAATGCGGAACAGAACTTCCAAAAAGCTATGAATGTGAGATGTACATGGATCAGGACGGAGGCATCAGAACAGGGAAAGACGAGCGAACGAAAGCAACTACAGATTGGAACAGGAGGGCGAACGATGAGATTGATTGATGCTGATGAATTAGAAGGACATATAAAAATTTTAGGAATTTGGGATGAGGTAGAAAATAAAGATGTATTTACTAATGATATTAAAGATGCAATTTTAAAATTAATAGATGCGCAACCGACCGCCTACGACCCGGACAAGGTCGTGGAACAGTTGGAAGAAGTTGAAAAAATAATGACATCACCAGTGAACAAAGATTGTTTTGGAGAAGAGTGTAAAGCATCGGACTGCATGGTATGCCTTATTAGTAAAGCAATCGAGATTGTGAAAGGCGGTGGAGTAGATGGCAATTAAACCGATTTTATTCAACACGGAAATGGTTCGGGCAATTCTGGACGGACGGAAGACTTGCACTCGTCGGCTGGTAAGATTTTTACCGGGAGAAAATCCACAGTGGACTGGATATATTAGAGATGGACTGATGCTCTACAATGGCAGGAATGAGCCTTGTATCATAAAAGTACCATATCAGCCGGGTGATACCCTGTATGTTCGAGAAACATGGTGCGGACTTCCAGTCAATGAAGCAGGTCATATGCGTGGTCATACCATCTATTATTACAAAGCTGATGGAGAACTTCGACCTAAAGGTTGGAGAGGCACTTGGCATCCGTCAATCCACATGCCGAAAGAAGCGGCACGTATCTGGCTTAAGGTTACGGATGTGAGGGTGGAGCGGTTGCAGGAAATCACATCGGAGCAGATTTGCAGAGAGGGTGTAGAGGTGGAATATCCTCATGTGTTGAATGGAGAAGAAAAAAGATATGCTTTTTCAAGACTCTGGGATTCTACCATCAAGAAGTCCGATCTTGACCGCTACGGTTGGAATGCCTCACCTTGGGTGTGGGTAATAAAATTTGAACGGTGTGAGAAACCGGAAAGAGTGTAAAAATGAGCAATGTAGAAATAACAGCCTTGGAGACAATCAGAAAAGAAATACAGAAGCTAAGAGATAAATATCAGACCAAAGCAGAAAAAGAACGTGAAAAGGTAAATGAGATTTTCGTTACGATCAAAGGCGAAAAGTGTTATTCAAATGATGACATCTTCGGCTGGTACGAAGCTGGATATATCAATTCCAGACAGTACGATAAATACCGGGACAAGCTGGAAGCGAAAAAGAATGCCGCCGGAGAGGTTGATAATAAGACAAAAAGCGAAATGATTGTAAAAATCTTATCTGCCATGAGCAGGGATTTAAGCGCAGAAATCGAAACGATTAAAGAGGAAGAAAGTGAGGATTAAATTTTATGAACAAAAAGGATGTTTTAGAAATTAAAAGAAGATTTAAAAAGGAAGCCTGTACATTCACTCGTATGTGCGGCTGCTATGTAGACGCTGACCATAATAAAATTACAAAAATCGGTGAGACATTTTTAAATCTGGACGATGCAGAATATTATAAATATCTTGACATTGCGAAAAAGACATTGTCCGGAAAACTTGGAAACAATCTTTTGGAGTTGGACTTTCCACTTGCAGAGGAAGCCACTGGCGGCAGACAACAGTTTCTAATGGGACTGCGTGAAAGCAGACTGAAAAATGATGATCTGCTTGATACTTTTTATGACATGATTATTGACAGTTACGATTACGTTGGAAATTATCTGATTCTGATTTTCCACGATGCCTACGATGTCATAACCAAAACTTCTGACAATGACAAATTAGATGAATCAGAAGAAGTTTACGAATATCTGCTGTGTGCAATCTGCCCGGTAAATCTGACAAAGCCGGGGCTTGGTTATCGTGAGGACGAAAACCGCATTGAATCACGAATCAGAGACTGGGTTGTCGGGATGCCAGATACAGGTTTTATTTTCCCAGCATTTACCGACCGAAGCACCGACATCCATTCTGTGATGTTTTACAGTAAAAACACGAATGAGCCACACTCTGAATTTATGGAAGCTGGACTTGGTTGCGAGGCAAAAATGACAGCATCAGAGAAAAAGAAAGTGTTCCAGAACATTTTAAATGATGTGCTGGGAGAAGATGATGAAGAAAATAATAAAATCTGCGTTGAAATATATAGCGTTCTGGACGATACCTTAATCGCAAATGGAAGTGCTGATCAGGAGGAAGAATCAGAGAAAGTCGAACTTACACAGGATATCCTTAAAAAGTGTCTGGATGAAGTCGGACTTCCAAAGAATATGATGGATTTGATTTTGAAAAGCCGCGAAGAACTGCTCCCATTGGATACACTTGTGTCGGAAGTCGTGGACAAAAAAGCTGTTGTGGAAGCAAATAAAATCAACTACATAGCAGATTTAAAAGAACTGCTTGAAGCCGCAGCAATTAAACTTTCAGAGACATATTCTGACGATGATGTACTTGTAAAAGAAATCAGAGAAAAGATTTGAAATAAATAGATCAGAAAGGAGCCGAGACTCTGGCCAGAGTGAAGCATATGCGGTCTCCTTGAAAAAATGAGTGATTTAGATAAGTTTGATTACGAATGTCAGAATCAGATGAGCATTTTTGACATGATACGTGAACCAATCCGTATTACAAAACCTATACGATTAATTGAACTGTTTGCCGGATATGGTTCGCAGGCAATGGCACTGAAAAGAATTGGTGCAAAATTTGAACATTATAGAGTTGTGGAGTTTGATAAGTATGCCATAGCAAGCTATAACGCAGTGCATGGAACAAATTTTCCAACAATGGATATAACTAAGGTTCATGCGGAAGATTTGGATATCTGCGACACAGAATTCTTTACTTACTTACTTACTTACTCGTTTCCTTGTACCGATTTATCGGTTGCCGGGAAACAAGCAGGCATGAAAAAAGGAAGTGGGACCAGGTCTGGTCTTTTGTGGGAAGTAGAAAGGATTCTGAAAGAGATAAGGGATGGTGGTGGAGAATTACCACAGATTCTGTTCATGGAGAACGTACCGCAGGTCCATGCTGATGCAAACATGGGAGATTTCCAAAACTGGATTGATTTTTTGACAAGCCTTGGATATGTAAGCTACTGGCAGGATTTGAACGCAAAGAACTACGGAGTTGAACAGAACCGTGAAAGGTGCTTCATGTTTTCGTTTTTTGGAGAATATAACTACCATTTCCCACATCCGATACCATTAAAAAGGAAGATAAAAGATTACCTTGAAGATGATGTGGACGAGAAGTATTACATCAACAATGAAAAGGCAGACAAGCTGATAAAACAGTTGATTGACAACGGAACATTACCACAACACAATCCTGAGAGCAGAGCAGACTTGCCGTTGACGGAACAATCCGCGAACCAAAAGAATGTGCTGTTTCAAACTGCATCACAGCAAGACAAGACAGAGGAATATCCAATCAAAGGTCGGTCGGAAACTGTGTTGTTGAAAGACCAAGGAGCAACATTAGATAAACAAATTGATATTGCAATAACTCTTATGGCGATGGATTATAAAGGTTTTGGCAATCAATCTATGAATGGAGTGATTGAATGGAACAAAGAAGATTAGGAAATTTGTACGGAGACGATAGAGGAACCGGCTTTGCTGGAAATGTATGGGATAAAAACTATATTTCTCCATCTCTTACGACTATGCAGGGGGGGATGAGAGAACCGATGATTGTTGATAAACAGATAGTTGCTATGCGTGGCAGAAATCCCGATAATCCGTCAGATAGGACAGTTGGAGGTCCGACAGAGCAACGATTAGAGCCGAATACACAAGACATGAGCAATTGCTTAACAAGTGTGCAAAAGGACAACCTTGTCATGGAAAGCCAAGTATTGACACCTAAACGTACAGAATACGGAAAGCAGATACGAAAAGCGTATGAGAGCAAGCAGATACAAGAGAGTAGGCATAATATGACAGAGTTAGATCCTAGGCAAGATAATATATCAAATACGATGACAACAGTGCAAAAAGACAATTTATTACTTGAAAACAATATCCAAAAAGTCGGTCAAATATCAAGTGATGGTTCGCAACGCGGTACAGTAATCTCTGACAATGGTATATCTGCTAATCTTGTAGCTGGCACACATGGGTATGCAAATAGCCATATTGCCACGAAATACCGTATCAGAAAGCTGACACCAAGAGAATGCGGACGGTTGATGGGAGTATCCGATGAAGATATTTCCAAGATGGCAGCAGTCAATAGCAACACGCAACTTTACAAACAGTTTGGAAACAGTATCGTTGTGGACGTGATGTGCGCAATGTTTAGAAACTTAAATATTGAGCAGGAAGTGAAATAGTTAAATTAGAATTTAACGGAGGTATCAGATATGAAGTACAGATTAACTACGCAGCATAATAAAAGTGATAGTGAGCAAAATGTAACAATTACAGAGTGTAAAGAAGCTGTTAAACAGACATATTTAGATAGTTGCAGAAAAGACTATTTTACTTTATTAGAGCGGTGCAGATGCGGAGAATGGGAAAGAATTATGTTCCAACTCGAGCAAGGAAACGTAGAAAAAGAGCTGGACTATATTTTAGACAAATAAACGGAACTATATCCAAAATGGAAATAGTTGAAAATTAGAATTTAGTGGAGGTAGAAGAGATGGGCGAATTAATTAAAAGACAGGATGCAATTAACGCAGTTATGCAAAATTACTGCTACGAATCTGACAGGTTGACAGCATTACAAGAACTTCCTGTAATAACAGATGAAAAAATCAGAAACGAAGCAATTATAAACTATTCAGTTGCAGTGCTGGCAGAGGTTGCGGAACGTGCTAAACAGGAAGATGCACCAATTTATGAAGGAGATAAGGAAGTTGACCAGTGGGTGCGTTTATCAGATGTAGAAGGAGCAATCAATAAGTATTTAAACTGAACTATTTCCATTTTGGAAATAGCTGAAATTTAGAAATTGAGGAAAAGAGTATGTATCGTTATGGTGACGAAAAGATGGATTTTTCGGAAGCGGTATTAATTGCAAAGGTGCGATTATCTCCAGAAGATTTGGATAGATATTTCGCACAGGATATCGCATTGGCAATAAAAACGATTATCAACAGTCTTGATGATGAAATTCGCAAAGCAAAAGAAGGTGGCTATATAAAAGGATGTATGGACACTGAAAAAGAGAAAAACAAAATTATAGAAAAATTGTTGGAGGAAAGGAAAACTATGTGTACAATGGAATGGAAAGAGGTTGAACCAGAACAAAGTGATTGGGAAAAACAAGTAAACATAATCGCTTATTACGGAAGTGTCACTATTGGAAGTATTGTTTACTGCGGTGACGGGACAGGATGGCAGTCCGTGATTGATGGTCGCATGGATTTCATGCAAGCAAAATCCTTAGAAGATGCAAAAAGGGAAATGATTGATATACTGGACAATCATTGTACTGATCAGATTAACTATTATGAGGAACTGCGAGAAAGCATTGAAGAATTAAACTGAACTTTAACGGATTAAAAGGAACTCAAAGATGAAATCGAAAAATTTTTCCAGAGTTTGATGGATAGAATGGAGGGTAATTAAAAATGGCATTTTGTCAAAGATGTGGAGACTATTGTCAGGATCATTACACGTACTGCAGGAAATGCTATTACGCATTAGGACAACCGTATGGGAAAGCAATAGAGCGAGGACATAAATGCAGGGGATGCGGAGGAATCATTTACGGCAGATACAATTACTGCATGAGTTGCGCTCAAAGAAAAGGTTTTATAAAAAACGATTATTGACAGACGATATGCAGACGGAAAGAGGTTTACAGAAATATGAACACTACAAATTATGAAATGTGCAGATCATACCTTGGAATAATAGATTCCGTGAGTACGGAGGCAACTACGTTAATTCAAAGCATGAAAGCATACAATGCGGATCAGCAAGGATCGGCCAAACTCTATATTCACGCAGATGGAGGCAGAGATACAGCGACATTATTCAGTCAGGAAGAGTCAAATAAGACAATGGCATTGATAGTGGAAACATATGCTGCCAACATCAAAAATTCCGAACTTTAACAGATGAAGGGGGGTGGAAATATATAGACGCTGACTTATTCCGTGAATGCGATAAAAATTAAAACTGAATATTGATATTTTTGCCGGCTGAAATATGCCGGTAAAAATATACAATAATGTTGCATGAATACGATAATATATTGTGTTTTTATAAACTGATATATGGTATAATGGTGTAAGAAACATAGTTGTCACGCATGGGGAGATGTTTAAAATGAGCAGAGAGGAAACGATAGAGATATGCACACGCATAGACGATTACCTGGGCGATAAAATAGCAGAATCAATTTTAAATAATATCTCATATGACAAAATGGAAGCACGCTATGGGATTATGCCGATTTCTCGCACGCATTTTTACAGAAAAAAGAAAATGGCACTGAGGATGCTCAACAGCCGGAGATTGTACGAAGAAGAAAGCAATGGACAGCTACGCATAAAAGTGTAATATCAATATGTAAATACACCAAAATAAGTGCAAAAATATCAGCGATAATTGTGTATTTTTTTGGTGTAAAATTAATTGAAATAAAAATGTCTCAGGTATATAATAAATACGAAAGAGAGGTGTGCAGATGCTTACTTATAAAATTGACGTATTAGAAACGCTGAAAGAATGCGGATATAACACGACACGGCTAAGAAAAGAGCAGATCGTGGGAGAAAGCGCAATCCAATCATTGCGAAAAGGCGAAATGGTAGGGATTAAAACACTCGAAAAGATATGCGATATACTGGATATGCAGCCGGGAAACATTATTAAATATGTAGAAAATGAGAAAAAATGAATACTTTAAAAATAATGTAAAAAAATATTGACATTACACCGTTTTAGGTGTATTATAATATCAGAAACAAGGAAAACATATAATACACCGGAGGGAAAATAAGATGCTTTACATTAAAGATTGGTTTCTACAGAAAAATTTAACAGATTCACAAAGACAGCTTTTTGCAGACGGAGAGAAAGAGCAGATTGGAGAGACAGAGAAAGCGGTAAAAATTAAAGTTAAATCTGATAATGGAGAGTTTACTTTCTGGTGTCCAAAGTCCTGTTTGGCAGATAAGCCGGAGATAGCAGCACCGGAGCAGATGGCAGAATTTAAAAAGAACGGTGTTGAAATGATCGCAAACGGTCATAAAATCATTGTTAAAAAATCAGAAGTAAGCACATATAAAATGATGGGATTTAAGATCGTAAAATAAGGAGGATAAAAAGATGGAAGAATTAAAAAAATGTTATCAGGAATTACAGAAAATGATCGCAGAAATTGAAGCAAAACACGAGACACACATTGATGATTTTTATAATCTTGACGAAGATATTAGAGACGATTATAGGGGCGACTGGACAGAGAAAGACGTGCAGGGCTGGGAGTATCTTTTGAACAGAGCTAGCACAATCCGAAAAGCGTACAGGATTGTTGCGGAAGAATTACACACCGGAGAATTTCTGCCGGACATTGACCAGTAAAAACCTAGGATATTAATTTGAAAAAAAGGAGATAAAATTATGTATAGTTGCGTATTAAAAAATAAAGAAGGTATTATTTTTGACGAAGGAAAAGATTTTGAAACATTAAGAGAGACTTTTAAATGGGCTTCAAACAGGGGACGTTGGTATGTTGTACATGTGGCGGATGATAATGGTAACGAGTGGGAAGCCTGCGTCGCTGAAAGCCTGAGCGAAATGAGCTTTAGGCTTAAAACAATAGATGGTCTTCTGCGTACTAGCGGGTACGCCACCATGAACGAGGCGAACTTTGATGATATTGTAAAAAAATGTAAATGTAATGAATTTGGGGGAACTTATTACTTAAGATTTTAAAAAAAAGCGGCTTGAAATATAGCCGTTTTTTTTATGCCTAAAAATGGAACAAAAACTATTAAAAAATATCTTATAATAAAATTATAAGTAAAATGATGGGAGGTGTGCACTTTGGCAAATTTAAAAGGAAAAGTAAAAAAGCTTCAGACTGCGATTGTCCAGCGTGGACTGATTATAAAAATAAATCAGAATCAATTCTATAGTGAAGATCAGAAGCGCATGATCACAATTTACAGAATCATTACGCCAGTGTACACCTTTAAGAAAAATAGACAAGAATGGAAAACGGAAGATTATGAGATTCTCAAAACGGCATCTATCACAGATGTTATTTTCTGCTTGATTGATATTTATAAGGCGGTGAGCGGATGAAGGGAGAACTCACACCGAAACAAAAAGCATTTGCAGATGAGTATATAAAGAATGGCGGAAATGCCACACAGGCGTTCATAAAGGCAGGATATAGTAAAAATGGAGCTAACGCAGGGGCGGCTCGATTGCTAGCAAATGTTAGCGTTTCCGAATATATAGCCAAGCAGACCGAGCGCATCGAGAAAGAACAGCACCGGGATATAATGTCGCTTGCAGAAATCCAGGAGCGAAGAAGTAAAATTGCAAAGGGCGAAGTTGTGGACGGTCTCGGATTCGCCCCAGACTTCTCCGATCAGCTTAAGGCAATGGACGGTTTGGAAAAGGCACTGACCATAGCAGAAAAGCAGAAGATCGAGCGAGAGGAAAAGGAAAAGCGAGAGAAATCGGCACTCTGGACGATCCCGATCACGGACATTACATCAGACTTTGTGGAGATATACCGGACAGTGCATGAAGCTTTTGCCGGAGAGATAGACATACACGAGATCATATCGAAGGGTGGGCGTGGTTCTATTAAGTCCAATTTTTGGGGGAATCTTGCATATGAGACGATCAGACAGGATCCACAGGCGCATGTCGTATACACCAGAAGATTTAAAGTCGACTTAAGAAGCTCGGTATATAATCAGTTTATGAAAACGGTCATAAGATATCAGGATCTGGATAACTGGGATTTTAAACAATCCCCAATGTGTGCGGTTTATAAACCGACCGGGCAAATGGTCATGTTTGCCGGAGCAGATAAGCCTATCAGTTTAAAATCGTTCAACGTGCCATTCGGATATGTAAAGCTTTTAATTCATGAGGAGTGCGACGAGATGGCAGGCGTGGAGCAGATGGATAACATTGAAGATACATTTCTGCGAGCAGATACACCGGCGCTTGACATAAAAATCTTCAATCCTCCGAAGTCAAAAAATAACTTTATGAATGAGTACACTGAAGAATGTAAAAATAAGCCACAGACACGGATCTGTCACAGCTATTATTATAATGTCCCAGTGAAATGGTTAGGAAAACGATTCTTCGAACGTGCGGAGTGGTTTAGGATTCATAAACCATTATATTATAAAAATAACTACTTAGGAGAAGTCACTGGAACAGGCGGAGGCATCTTCGATAACTTAGAAATCCGAAAAATATCGGATGAAGAGTTAATGACATTCGATACAGTAAACCACGGATTGGACTTCGGATACACACACCCACAGGTGTTCAGTCAGAATTATTACGATTACGAGACGGATACTCTTTATATTTTTGGCGAAGTGTATTCTAAAAAGTGTAAAAACTCTACATTTGCCAGAAAGATAAAGAAGTTTATGAATGTCGAGATTATATGCGATTCTGCCAGACCGGACGGAATAGCAGAGATGCAGGACTGGGGATTTAATGCGATCGGTGCAAAGAAAAGATGGGGAAGCGGAAAAGGAAGGGATTACTGTTGGGAGTGGCTTCAGCGATGTAATAAGATCGTGATTGATCCGGAGCGTTGCCCGAACACCGAAAGCGAGTTTAAAAAGGCAGAACATGAACAGCTCCCAGATGGTTCATTTTCAGATGCATACCCAACTTTAGAAGAGGATACGATCATGGCAAACATTTATGCATTGAACAGAATTATCATGACCAGCCGAAGGAATGACGGTCTTTATGATGATGAGGAAGATGAGGAGGAAGAAGAATATGAAGATTAACGTACTGGGAACCGAATACACAATAAATGAAGCTACGGAGAATGAAGACCCAAAACTTACCGGCAAAGACGGATATTGTGATAGCAGTACAAAAACATGTGTAATCGACAGAATGGAAGACACAGATATTAATTCAAAGGGGAACATGGAAGAATATAAAAAATCTGTCAAAAGGCATGAATTGATCCACGCATTTTTGTATGAGTCCGGTCTTGATAGCTGCAGTTGGGCGAATAATGAAGAATTAGTGGATTGGTTTGCTATTCAGTGGCACAAAATTAGTGTGGCATTTGAACAGATTGGAATTTAAGGCGGTGGTTGCATGAAATATTATGTTGTAGTTGAAAAAGATACAAGAGAAGTGCTTGCGTGTATTTCAGATAATAGCAAAGATGATATTCTTCGGAAGGATGTTGACTTGAAAGTATACGAAGGTACAGAGCCAGTATTTACCGAGACAAATCACGGAATTTTTCTGAAAGATAATGCATTTACTATGATTTTATAGGTGATAACGTATGAACATATTCACAAGAGTAAAGGGGTTTGTCATGAAGTTTTTTAGAACAGATGCAGAGAAAGAATTTAATGTCGAGTTTATCACTTCTCCGGAGATTGAAAACTCACAGCAGAAATGGAACGACATCATTAATGGGAGTCCTTTTTGGGTGGATCCGAAAAATAAAGACATCAGGACAATAAATTTTGCAAAATTTCTCTGCCAGTACACAGCGAAGAAAGCGTGTATGGATTTGTCAGTGAGCATTACTGGATCAGAGAGAGCTGATTTTATTAATAAGTGCATCAGGGCAATGGTTGACACTTCTATCAGAGACAAAGTCGAAGATATGCTCGGAGTTGGTGGTATAATTTTAAAACCAAACGGTTCAATGAACCCAGACAACATGATCGATTATATTATGCCGTGGGATTTCGCAATCACAGAAAAGACCAGCAACGGAGATATCAGAGGATGCATTTTCATTAATCGACTTTTAAAAGATAAAGTGTACTACTACCGGCTTGAATACCATCATTTCACGACCTCAAAAAATAAAGAGGGCGAAGAGATGAACGTGTACGAGATCCAGAACAGAGCGTTCAAGTCAAACAGCAGTAACTCACTTGGTAAAAAGATAGAACTGCATGACGTTCCAGAGTGGTCTTCAATCGATGAAGTTGTTCACATTATGAACGTAGAAAAGCCACTATTCGCCTATTTGAAAACCCCATTCAACAATACGATCGACTACTCATCCCCTGAAGGTGTCTCTATTTTCTCAAATGCGCTCATGGAGCTTAGAGATCTGGATATAGCATGGAGTAAAAAAGGAAACGAGGTTGAGGATTCACAGCACATTACTTTCATTGATGAGAATGCGCTGACAAAACAGGGAAAAGGCGGCATCCGTGCCTCAACAGTAGAGCTTCCTCGGTTCGTTAAAGGCTTGAAATTGGGGCTTGATTCAAAAAGTACGATCGATGAACACGTCCCGACCATGCTTACTTCTGACAGAATCACAGACATTAACAGCGTTCTATCTATGATCTCGACAAAATGCGGATTCTCACAAGGGCAGTTTATCCTTGATAGAAAATCTGGAAGATTGACAGCAACACAGGTTGAGAGCGATGACAATGAGACGGTAGAAACGATTAACGATATTCGAAAATGCATAAAAACAGCGTTGAAAAATCTCATTTATGCAATTAACGTATTCTGTGACCTTTACGGAATACCTGCCGGCTATGTGGATGCACTGGATGATGATGTACCAGACGAAGATATATTCTATTTTAAAGATTTGCTTGCAAGCTTTGAGCAGGACAGATCAAGAGCATATAATTTAATGATTCAAGGTATTTATTCTAAGCGTAAATACCTTAAGGAATACGAGGGATTTAATGATGATGAAGTAGATGCCATGTTTGCAGAGAGAGCGCAGGAAGATGCGGAAAGGAACAGCGGTGGTCTATTTGGAGAGGAGTAAAATAATTCAAGGGATACCGAAACTTTCTATAAATGGTATTTTAAAAGGTGGATATATTATCCCTGAACCTGAACCGGCGGAGATGATTCAAATAAAGCTTCAGAAAAAGACTGTGATAGAGACAATTAAGTTTTATTTAGATAAGTAATAGAAAGGGATGCGTTAATATAAAATATAATAAAGTCATTGGAAGCTTTAATATTAAGCTTGATACTAAGCGAATAGATGAAAATTTAAGAAATGCGCAGAATGTCCTTGATGAGCAGGTTGTAAACGACATGAGAAAATACACACCTATGCAGCAGGGCGATTTGAGAAACAAGACGCAGATAAAAGAACCCGGATTAATTACAGTAGATACACCATATGCGCATTATCAGTACGTTGGTGAACTTTATTTGACGTCAGACGGTAGATCATGGGCGAATCATGGAGAAAAGAAGTATCCAACAGGAACAGAATTAAAATATCACACACCGGGAACAGGTAAACGATGGTTTGAAACTGCAAAAGAAAATCACGGTAAGCAGTGGATTGATCTTGTTAAAAGAGAGGTTGGAAAAGGATAATGCTTAAACCGGATTACTTTTACGGAAAAACTGATAAACTGGTTGAGATGTATCAGGATCTTGAAAATTGGATTATATCAGACATTGCAACACGATTGATAAAATCCGGTGAATTGTCAGGAACTTCCGACCGAGAATTGTGGAAACTCCAACAGATGGGACTGCATAACACAGAGATTGTAAAAAGAATATCTGAAATGTCTGGAAAATCAAGAAATGAGGTTCGCAGATTATTAAGGGATAGTGTTATGACATCATTCTCAGATGATAAGGAAGTCTTGACGCAGATATCAGCATCTGATATTATATCTCCGCTAAAAAATAATATGGCAATTCTGGCAATGAATGCAGAGTTAATAAAGACATCTGGTGAACTTGATAATTTGACAAAGACAACCATTAACCAGACACAGAAAGACTTGCTCAATATGCTGAATGAGGTTGATTATAGAGTTGCATCTGGAATGCAGTCTTACAGTAGCGCAGTCTGCGAGGTTCTGGACAGATATGCAGAATCTGGTGTTATGGTAGAATACCCTACCGGAACGAAGCGTTCTCTTGAAGCGGCAGTAAGGTGCTGTGTTGTCACATCAATGAACCAGACAGCGGCACAGGTGACAAACATTTACATTGCCCAAAATAAAATAGAGTATGTTCTAGTATCAGCGCATCCAGGCGCCAGATATGATAAAAAGAATCCAACAGGGATTTCATCTCACGATCACTGGCAAGGAAAAGCATATAAAATAATTGGGAGCGAACCAGGATTTCCGAATCTTCTTGAAAGCACAGGTTATACCATAGACCCTAAAACCGGAACGGGAACTGTTGTAAATCTCTTAGGACTTCACGGATACAATTGCAGACATTCACATGGCCCGTGGCGGAAAGACATGGTAAATAAGTACCTTGATGAAAACGGAAATGTGAATATAAATGCAGATGAAAGCCAAAAACTTTATGATTTGCAGCAGAAGCAGAGATTACTTGAAAGAGAAATTCGTAAAACAAAGCGTGAAATTATGACCAAGAAACAGGAACTTGATATGATTGCCGAAACAGATGTAAAAGAGATCTTGCAACCTCAATATGATAAACTGACATATAAACTGCGAATGCAGAATAAAAGGCTTCAATTATTCTGTAAGAATAACGATCTTCAATTGCAAGGCGATAGAACGAAAGTTTCTGGATTTAATAAAAAACAGTCTGCGATTGCAAATGGACGCGCAACGGCTTATAAAAATAAAATTAAAAAAAATGGTACAACGAAAATGGAATAATATGTTATTATAATAACGTGTTAACCATACATACTTGGTTATCCACCTTTCTTTAATTAATGCAGTGGAATTCAAGCGAGATAACAACTCACCGTCATAGCCGGAAACTCCCCCAAATGAGGTAAAGCAAATGAAAAACATTGTTACGTGCTTTACCAAAGAAGAAAAAGAGCATATAAAAGAATTGTGTGATTTCACACCGACAGAAGAAACGCTCTTTGATTTACGGAAGAAAGAAAAGTCTTTGGAAGAATGTGCAGAAATTATGCATGTTTCAACGAAGACAGCAGGACGTATCAACGTAAAAATGCAACATAAAATTCTTAAGGTAACTGGACAACATTTCACATAACTTTCTCCTCATTAAAGGCATCCGTTAAGGGTGTCTTTTTTGTGTCCTTTTAATGGGGTTTTGCTGGGGTGGTTCAATTGTGCTGTTCATAATAAAATGAAGATAGAAAGAGAGGTTTATTATGTACGAGTATCAGAGATATAACCAGTATTCTTATCCTCAATATCAACAACCACAACAGATTCAACAGCAATTCCCACAACAGATCATGCCGCAACAAGCTGGACTTTGTGGAAGAATGGTTAATTCTGTTGAGGAAGTCACAGCGAATGACGTTCCCATGAATGCACCATTTGCCATTTTCCCGAAAGCAGATGGATCAGAAGTTTATATAAAATCGTGGAGTGCTAATGGACTTATTCAGACAGTTACATATAAACCGAAGATAGACGGAAAACAGAACGAATTACCGAAAGAAGACACGACAACATTGTTTGCCCCGATAATGGAGCGATTAGACCAGATAGAAGCTAAAATAACTCAGTCCCAGAGGACTACCAGAGCAAAGAAAGAGAGCGATTCTGAATGAATTTAATGCAGATGATCCAGTGCGGTGGAAACCCTAAGATGATATTAAGTCAAATGATGAGCAACTCTCAATTTTCAAATAATCCGATCATGAAAAATACATTCGACATGATGAACCGTGGAGACAGTAAAGGGCTGGAACAGCTTGCCAGAAATTTGTGCAAAGAAAAAGGTCTAAACCCGGAAGAAATCATGAGCCAGTTTAAACATTGATACTATTCTTGCAAGATTATGTATAAATAAATTTTATTAGGAGGAACACATATGTTTAATTCATCTCCAAGTTTAGCGGACATTGCCGCCGTTACTGGTGGAAACCGTAATGATGGTGCATGGGGCGATGGTGGTTGGTGGGTTCTCATTATCCTCTTTGCCTTATTCGGTGGATGGGGCGGTTATGGATTCGGTGGTAATGGTGGTGGCGGTTATACCGCAACTGCGGCTACACAGGCTGATATCCAGAGAGGATTTGACAATTCAGCAGTCATAAGTAAGCTTGATGGCATTACAAATGGTCTTTGTGATGGCTTTTATGCAGTAAACAACGGAATGCTGACAGGATTTAACACCATTCAGCAGGCAATTAATGCGGACACAGTAGCAGGAATGCAGAATGCAAATGCTATTCAGTCTCAGCTTGCAAATTGCTGCTGCGAAACTCGTGAAGCTATCCAGGGTGTAAACTTCAACATGGCGCAGAACACTTGCGCATTACAGAACACCATGAACAACAACACGAGAGATATTATCGACAGCCAGAATGCCGGAACAAGAGCGATACTTGACTACTTATGCCAGGATAAGATCGCAACGTTGCAGGCAGAAAATAATGATTTGAGACTTGCAGCATCACAGGATAGACAGAACGCACTTTTGACTACCGCTATGACAGCACAGACAAATCATATTATCAACGCTGTTAATCCATCACCAATTCCGGCATACCAGGTGCCAAACCCTAACACATACATTCCGTATGGATGTGGTTGCAATACTGGATGCGGATGTTAGACAACTGAATAATTAAAGTATCTTAATCGACAAGATTATGTCTGCATAGCAGTATTACTTAAACACAAAGGGCAGACTTTAATGTTTGCCCTTATATTTTTGAAAGAGAGGAAAATATTATGTCAGAATTTACAGCCAATGCTTTACAGACTGTCCTGCAAGGAGAAGATGTCGCATTTACTGAGACACCGGTTTGCGGAACAAAATGTATCGTTCACAGACATGGAAGCGGAGTAGTTAAATTAAGAGGAATCACAAACCAGTGCAAAGCAAGATTTCTTGTATCTTATAGCGGAAATATCCAGATCCCAACCGGTGGAACGGTGGAAGCTATTTCTCTTGCAATCGCAATTGACGGAGAACCCTTACAGTCTACAAGAATGATTGTGACACCTGCGGCAGTAGAAAACTTATTCAATGTATCTGCACAGGTTTATGTAGATGTTCCTTGTGGATGCTGCAGCGCAATAGCGGTTCAGAATACATCCGGACAGACTATCGAGGTACAGAACAGTAATTTGATCGTAGTAAGGGAGGCTTAGTATATGCATATTGAAAGAATCCATAAAATGCTTGAATGCCTTGCTGAAAAATCCTTATGTGAGATTGAAAAAGGGATTGAGAATGTCAATACAGAAGAAATGGGAGAAGTGATCGACATGATAAAGGATCTGTCAGAAGCAGAGTATCATGCCACAATTACTAAGGCAATGAACGAAGCGGACGAAGCAGATATCATGGAAAAGCTTTTAGAGTATGGGGATGACCGAAGATATTACGACCGGTATCGTTATGCTGATGGAAGATTTGCACCGAAAGGCAGAGGAAAACGAAGAGGATATGATGAACCCCCATATTATCACATGTACCCGGATGATTACGAAGATGCAGAGCACATGAGAGACATGGATAAGAAAGACCTGAAAAGGATGTATACAGATACCGGAATGATGGGAGATAGTTCATATCCGAGGGATTCCAGAGAGGGAAAAGCCGGTATTTCCAGACGTACTTATATGGAGACCAGAGAAAACCATCATGGAAATTCAGAGGAAGATAAAAAAGAGCGTGCAAAAGCAAGAAAAGATTACTTGCGAGATATGCAGATGGATATTACTGAAATGACATCAGATGCAGCTCCGGAAGAAAAGCAGATGTGGAGAAATGAATTACAGATGATGTTACAGAAAATCTAAGAGGTGAGCGCAGTGTTTAAAATCAATGATGTTGAATGGAATATTTTATATGTAAATCCTAATAGTGAATGCTTGATGCGTTCAGATGGAACAATTACACTTGGTGTTACAGATTGGAGTACACGAACGGTTTATTTGTCAAATGCATTAAGCGGAAGTCTGTTAGAGAAAGTTCTATCTCATGAGTTGGTACACTGCGCTTCATTTTCATATGACTGCCACATTCCAATAGATGTAGAGGAAATCGTAGCGGATTTTCTGTCTCTTTATGGAAAAGAAGTCGTTGGCATAGCAGATGATATTTTGAATGGGGTAATTGAAAATGGACGTTATAAAGCAGTATGAGGACTATATAGGGCTTAAAAAAGAATACATTAAAAATCCTACATTGGAAAATAAAAATGCAATGATAGCCAAATTAGAAGAGTACGGAAAGTATATATACGACCAGTGCAACAGATTAAGAAAGGATTGCATTGTGGAAGAAGAAAAAGAAGTACTTAGAAGGTATTTCGGTGGGAAATAGCAAAAAGGGGTGGAGCAATCTGCCCTTTTTAAAATGGTACAAAAAGTTGTTTAAAATAAGTTAAAATATATATTGAAAAGAATATTAAAAGTACCGGACAGAAAAAGGGATTCTGTTCGCTAACCTAGAATAATTATGGGATGATGCATGGCACGTCCTATTTTGGGCGTGCTTTTTTATTTTTGGGAATTAATTCAGTGGAAGAAGACACGGCTTATATCCGGGTTGTCGAGGGTTCGATTCCTTCATTCCCAATTGCCAGCTATGGAGTAAATAGCAACTCATTCGTGCCGGACTGACCGGAGTAACAACTTGGAAAGAAAGAGGTAGAAACATGGTAAACGTAGCAAAAGAATTAAAGAAACTCGGAATTGAAATTTCAGACGAACAGAAAGAATCTCTTAAAAAGAGTATGGGTGAAGAGCTGTATTCCAAAGAAGAAATGGAAGACAAAGTTAAAAAAGCTTCATCAGAATCCGAACAGTGGAAAAACCGGGCAGAATCAGCAGAGAAAATGCTTGAAGGGTTGGATGGAAAAAGCCCGGAAGACATTTTAAAAGAGCGTGATGACTGGAAGAGACAGGCAGAGGATTCCAAAAAAGATTATGAAGCCAAAATCGCAGAGCATGAGAAGGATGAACTTTTGAAAGAAGCATTTGCGGAAATCGAGTTTACTTCAGAATCTGCAAAGAAAGCCATTATGGAAGACATTTCCAAAGGCGTAAGCGTGAGAAATGGAAAGCTGATAGGGTTCAGTGATCTTATTGAGGAAGCTAAAAAGACAGATGCAAATGCATTTGTAAATAAGCAGAATCAGCAGACTCCACATGCGTATTTCACAAAACCGAATGAAAATAATTCTGGTGGTGATAAGCCTACAACAAGAGAGAGCATTTTATCTATCAAAGATAGATCAGAACGTCAGAAAGCAATTGCCGAAAACATTTCTTTATTCCAACAGTAAAGGAGTTTTATATGAACAAAAACAGATTAACGATGAACACAAATTTGCAGTTTTTTGCAGCAAACGCAGGACTGATTGTAACAGGAGACATTGATGTAACGGCAAGGGAAATTGATTTTGTTACATCTTTTGAAAGAAACTGGGAAGCTTTAAGAGAAATTCTTGGAATTTCAAGAGCAATTAAAAAAAATCCGGGAACTGTTCTTAAAAGCAAATATGCAGAAGGAACGTTAGAGAGTGGGACTGTAGCAGAAGGCGATGTGATTCCAAGAACACATTACGATGTAAAAGAAAAACCTTATGCAGAGATTACTCTTGAAAAATATGCAAAAGAAGTTTCTATCGAAGCTATCAAGGATCATGGATATGAAGCAGCTTGTGGAATGACAGATGAAGAGTTCAAGACAGACCTGCAGGATGGAATTACAACAAAATTCTACAACTATCTGAAAACTGGTACACTTACAAACACTGCAAAAACATTCCAGATGGCTATAGCTAAAGCTATTGGATCTGTCAAGAATAAGTTCAAGTCAATGCACAGAACTGCTACAGGAGTTGCAGTATTTGTAAATATGATGGATTTATATGATTATCTTGGAAATTCACAAATTACTTTGCAGACAGCCTTCGGACTTACCTATGTCAAGGAATTCCTCGGAGCAGACATTATGATCCTTTGCTCTGACAACGAAATCCCAGCCGGAAAAGTTCTGGCAACAGCCGTAAACAACATCGTTGCTTACTATGTAGATCCATCTGACGCAGATTTTGAGAAAGCCGGTCTTTCTTACACAGTTAGTGGAGAGACAAACCTTATCGGATTTAAGGTAAAAGGCGATTACGATCGTGCAACCAGCGTAAATTATGCACTGTTAGGATTTGTACTTTTTGCAGAGTACATTGATGCAGTAGCTAACGTTTCAATCACACCGGGGGAATAGTTCCCACTACACAGGCGGTAAATGCTAGTGGGGAACTCACGGAAGAATACTTAAACTCTCTTACAGTTGCAGAAATTAAGGCACTGGCAGAGAGTAAAGGGTATTCACTGACCGCAACAAAGAAAGCTGATATTATCAGCGAAATCTTATCACAGCAATAAGGAGTGTGGAGCAATGTCATATGTAGATTTTGAATATTACCAAACTAAATATGGTGGAAGTTTGTTCGAAAGCGAAGAAGACTTTGCTCCATATGAAAGAAAAGCAGAAAGAAGAATCAATGCGATCACATCAAACAGGATTGTGTTTTATCCTCAGCCAGAATCAGAGGATGTATGGTGGGATAATATCAAAGATTGCACCTGCGAAATAGCTGAATTGCTAAAGAATGTATCTGAGTACTCTGCGGCAGTTAATAACTTTGGTGTTATTACAAATACGGACGGAACTGTAAAAGGGAAAATGATTAAGAGCATGACTTCTGGAAGTGAATCAGTATCTTATGATGCCGGAGCATCTTCTTCGACATTGGTAGAGATTGCAAAATCAGAAATGGCACTTAATAGTAAGTGCTACGATATTGCATCAAATTACCTAACCGGAATGGTTGATTCAAGGCATGAAAACCTTTTGTACATGGGAGTTTAGCTTATGGGAATCGGATATAAAGATGCCGTGGTTTTATATAACAGGCATTACAACGACACTTTAGAAACTGAATATTATTTCGGTACTCTATTTGAAAATGTAAGAATCGAGCTTACACAGGCAGAGAACATAAGTAAATCTGGAATGAAAGATGCAGATAGTTTTCTTGTAAAAATCCCGAATGACGGCACATTGAATTATGCTAATCCACCAGACTGGGAGAACATGAGCGAAGAAGAAAAGCTAAAGCATTTCACTTTAAGAAGTAATGATTTTGACTTCGTAGTGATTGCAAAAAAAGATGAACTTCTCATTGATAGGGAATTGCCGGTTGGATTAATTAATTCAGACGATTATCCGGGTAAATTCTTCCAGTACATGGTAAATGAAAAAGGGAATTGCTACAAAGTGAATACTATCGGTGTTTACAGCCTTATACCAAGGTTTGAGATTGGAGGTAAATGATTTGGATGAAAAGCCAAAAATAATGCTTGTATCAGATGCAGAAACTGCTCAAAGAGCTATCCTTGATATGATAAATAGTTATCCAAATTTTCCGCCCGGTTTCAAACCATCAAATTCAACAATCTTATGGAACAGCATAAAAGATACTCAGTCTATTGGAGTTTTTCCGGCGCAGGATCCTGTTTATTTGAAAAAATATGTCAGCGGTTCTTATGTCGGACAAATGACGTTCCAGATCGTATACAAAAGCAATCCAACAACAAACAAGGATAATATTGCAGCAAGCAATCTGCTTGAAAATATTGCAAAGTTCCTTGAAAGTGGAGAATTTACATTAAAAGATAAAAATTTTGTTGTAGAACAAATCAACCGCACATCGGATGTATTTTGCGGTACAGCAGATGGGAAAACAACAGAATTAGCAATTAATATGCAGCTTAAATATTTTTATAAAAAATAGGAGGAATACTCATGGCAAAAGACAGAACTAACATGGTCTCACTTTTGGATATTGGAAGCCTTATGGGTGGAAAAAGTGAAAAGCTTGCTGAAATGGGTGATGGTTTCACAGAGCTTTCTGAAGACTGGGGACCTAACACAGAAAGCACACAGTACGTAAACATGAAAAATGCAAGCAACTCTGTAAAAGGGTATGCATTTTCAATGTCTCCAGAAAGAGAACATTTGTCAGATGAAATGCAGACAGTGTTTAATGATGTTTTTAAAAAACTTCCAACAGGAGATCAGTGCGAGACATATTATTATCGCTTCTTTAAAGCTGATATTACAAGCGGATCCGGCGATTGTATCCGTGTCCCAGTAACTGTATGTGCATCAAGCACTGGTGGATCAGGTGGTGATATCTTAAAGTCTACAGTCCAGATTAATGGAAATGGAGATGTAGAACTTGGAACAATCACTATTGCTGGTGATGGATCGTTCACATGGGCGCCTAAAGTAAGCGCTTTGGCTTTGGATGAAGATTACCCAGTTTCATAGGTGTTAATTAAAAATTAGCATATGTGGGATGCCTACCTTTCCTTGGTGTCCCACATTAGGAAAGGATGTTAAAAATGGAAGAAATTAAATTAAGCAGTGGCATAAAAAAAATTGCAATAAAAGACGAAGACGGAGATCTTATTACAGTTATAACAGTAGATACAGCGAATGCAGACACAGCTAAGAAGTTTGCAGGTGTAATTGATAAATTAAATAATATATCTCAGAACTGTGAAAAAGAAGCCGCCGAATGGAGAAATAACCACAAAGACGATATGAATGTGGATGATATGAATGTGGATGCAGCATTAGAACTGAACAGCATTCGTGTAAAATATCTTAAGCAGATTACGGAAAGTATAGATGGGTTGTTTGGCGAAGATGCCATGAAACAGATTTACGGAGATATTGTCCCGGATGAACTTGCAATTGTGGAGTTTGTAGAGCAGGTTATCCCTGTTATGAATAAGCTTTTCAATAAACGTTTTGAACAGGTGCAGAACAGATACAATGTAAGAAGACGTGGGGCAAAATAATGAACAATGTCATGCTGGACAATTTGCCTACTGAATGGAACGGATACAAAGTAAATACCGATTTCCGCATAGGTATGCAGATTTATACTTTGCAATATGACAAAGAAATAAATAAGTACGAGAAAACAAATGCTATTCTTTATCTTATGTTCTCTGATGAATACGGAGAGCTTAGAGACCATCCACAGTACCATGAGTTAGATGAATGTATTTCTTGGTATTTAAATGGATGGCATCACGATAATGCAGGCAGTAGCAAGAATACAAAGCGTTTTATTGACTATGATGTAGATCAATGGAGAATATATGCAGATTTTTTGCAGATATACGGTATTGATTTGTCCGTAGCAGATATGCACTGGTGGAAATTTAATGGCTTGATCTGGAATATGCCAAGAAGATTATCTTCTCTTGTGGAGGTAATTGAGATCCGACAAAAGCAGATTGAAAATAACATGAGTTCCAAGGAAAAAGATGCAATCAGAAACGCACAAAATATATATGCTCTGGAACAGTCAGAAAAAGAGTATACCAGCGAAGAAAAAGAAAAGATAGACGATTATGATCGCATGATGGAAGAAATAAGAAAGCAGAAAGAAACAGAACAGGAAGCATTGAAACAGTTTAAGAAATGAGGGTTTTAGCATGGCTGAATATGATGGCGAAATCAGAATAAAAACGTTGATTGAAAATGGAGAAGCATCAAGTAAGCTTATGCAGATGGAATCACAGTTTCAGAAGCTTGCAAGAGAAGCTGATAAGTTTTCCAAGACACTGAAAGATCTGGCAAGTCAGAAGATTCCAACAGAGGAATATAAGGTTGTGCAGATGCAGATAGAAAAAGATACTGCTTCTCTTGGTAAACTTACTGACAGAATGGATAAATTCTTAGAAACAGGTGGAAGCAGTGAAAGCACAACCTTTAAAAGAATGCAATACGACGTTGAGAAATTAACAAACTCAATTAAATATGCAAAAGGCGAGCTTGAAGAAATGGAATCTTTAGGAACTGCTTTTATAGATCCTACAACTACAGAGGAATATAGCAAAGTATCTGAAAAGCTTCTTGATGTACAGAGCAAACAGGAAGTCCTTAATCAGAAGATGAGAGAAACAGTTGCCAATGAGAAATCTATTGGTGCTGGTGCAAAAGACATTGAAAAAGTAGGAAAATCAGCAAAAAAATCCTCTGGCTTAATATCTGACATGGCGAAACGAATAAAGCAGACCGTAGTTAGTTTTGCAATATTCGGTGCGGTTATGAAAGTATCTCAGACCATATCCAAGGCATTTACAGAAGGTATACAGAACATGGCGAAGTATTCTTCTGAATTTAATGGAAAAATGTCTGAAATGGCAAGTGCATCGGCTACATTGAAAAATTCTATTGGAGCATTGACAGCACCTATCATATCTGCATTGACACCAGCAATCGTAACTTTATGCACATGGCTTACAAATGCCATTAATTCCATGAATAGATTTATTGCGGCTATAAGCGGAAAAAGCACTTGGACAAAGGCAAAAAAGCAGCAGGTAGACTATGCGGCATCTCTTGATAAAACAGCCGGTTCTGCCAAAAAAGCGGCTGGAGCATTGGCGGCTTTTGATGACTTGAATGTATTGCAGAAAAATGATTCTGGAAGCGGTAGTGGTGGCTCATCTGGAGCATCTGGTAGCGGCTATGAAGAAGTACCATTAACCCAAAAGGATTTTGAGTGGGTAAAAAATGTAAAAAAATTATTTGAAGCAATACTTCCAATTGTCTTAGCGATTGCAGCTGCTTTATTGACATGGAAAATTGCTAGTTTTCTGACAGATTTATTGGCAATGAGTTCAATTCTTGGAACAATTGTTTCATGGCTTGTTGTTATTGCAGGATTTGCATTGACTATATATAGCCTGTTCGACATGTGGAAGAATGGTGTTGATTGGGAGAATTTAATAGGCTATATCGTTGGTACTTCTCTTGCAGTCGGTGGATTATATGCTTTATTTGGCCCGATGGTAGCCGGTATTGCTCTGATAGTCATTTCTATTGCAGGATTAATAACTGCACTTAATGACATAAAAGAAAACGGATTAAATGCACAAAATACGTGCTTATTATTAGTTTCTGCTTTTGGCTTGGTAGTCGGAACGTTTATGGCATTTGGAGCAGTTGCAGCCAGTGTAGTTGCTGGAATCCTTTTAATATCAGCAGGAATTGCGGATTTGATAAATAATGGAGTAAATCTAAAAAATGGAATATTAATTGTTTCTGGTGTTTTTCTTGCATTGGTAGGTATCGTTGGTGCAGTAGTTGCAGCTATAGCAGCATTGATAGCAGGTTTAGTGCTTATAATAGCAGCGGATTGGGAAAATTTTAAACAAACCGTATGGGAACCCATAAAAGAATGGGGAATGGAGCTTTGGGAAAATTTCAAACAAATAGGCGAAGGATTACAAGAGATATTCCAAGGTGTTTTAGATTTCCTTGAAGGCGTATTTACATTAAATTGGAAAAAAATATGGAATGGTATAAAAAAATTCTTTATTGGTGTTTGGGATGTTATAGTGGGAAGTTTGAAAGCATCGGTCAATCTACTGATAGGCGCTCTAAACACTGTATACAATGCTATATGCGGTGTTATAAATGCCTGCATAGAAGCAATTAACAAAATTAGTTTTACTGTTCCTGATTGGGTACCCGGATTAGGTGGCAAACAATTCGGAGGATTTAATTTACAAAAAATCCAACCTATTAACATACCTTATTTAGCTAACGGAGGAATAACAACCGGAGCAACAATCGCAAAAATCGGAGAAGCCGGAAGAGAAGCTGTCCTGCCGCTTGAAAATAATACCGGCTGGATGGACGACCTTGCATCAAAGCTTGCAAGCAAAATGCCGGACTACAGCGGTGCAAAGACAGTAGTACTGGAGGTGGATGGTAAAGAGTTCGCAAGAATTAATCTACCATATTTGCAGGACGAAGAAATAAGACTTGGGATAGCGGAGGGATAAGATGAAACATAAGTACACGCAAGGACTTATCATTGATGGAATTACATATAATATCCCTCTGGTGTCTATCCAGAGGACACTGGACTTTCTGGAAAAGTATGCAGAGAGGACAGAGGACGGCGACATTAAAATCGAGAGCATCGGACTTTATAAGAATTATACAATCTCAATTGGAACGATCGATGATGCAGAAATGTATGACAGGCTGATAGATCATATCACGGATTGCGATAACAGATTCCATCATGTATTACTACCGGATGCAAGCAAGCAGTTTGATTTTTATGGGTATTTTTCATCTATTAAAGATGAAGTGGAAAAGGTATTGGACAACGGAGCGCAGTATAAAGGCTTGTCTTGGAAAATGACGAGTAAAAAACCATTTAAGACACCGTAAGGGGGCATTTATGAGAACATATTGCAGGGCAGAAATGAAATTTATAGATGTTACCGCACTTGCGGATGCTTCGGTCACGACAGATGATAACCAGGGCATAGGTTCAATAGAGTTATTTGCAGAACAGACGGAACAGAAAAGTTATGGGACTTTTGAACTGAACCAATTTGTGCTAGATGGAAGTAAAAGCGTATTGACGGAAAATCCGAAAGACATTGCATTTTGGAATGATGCGTTATCGAAGGAAGATTGTACTTTTGAAACAGATCCTAAGATTACAGTCACGTTCCAAGAGCAGCACACGTCCGCAGCGATCACACTTTATTTTGAAGATGAGCCACCAGCAGAGTTGAAAATCACATGGTATACAATCGCCGGTACAAAATTAATCACAGAAACATTTTACCCGGACAGCCTTATTTATGTTTGCAATAATCAGGTGCAGAATTACGGAAAAATCGAGATTGAATTTGTAAGAACAAGCTTTCCACAGAGATATATTAAGCTTCAGTACATTTTATACGGAAAATATATTGTGTGGGATAAAGACATGATCCAGACAGCCAAGGTGCAGGAGGACATTGATGTGACATCTGCAACCTTATCTATCAACGAAGCGGATATTTCAATTGTTGATATAAATAATGATTTTGATGCAGAAAACGAAAACGGAGCATGGAAATCAGTGCAGAAAACGCAGGAAGTCACATTATCAGAGCATAAAGATGGAAACATGATTCCGATGGGTTCCTTTTTCATTGACGATTTTTCTTTTGCAAAGAATATCTCAAAATTTAAGCTGATAGATACAATCGGTTTACTGGATAAATATATATTTTATGACGGACAGGTATATAACAATGTTCGTGCAGAAGTACTGCTGATTGCGATATTTACAACTGCCGGAATCACAAAATATACGATTGATGAAGAAGTCGGCAATATACTTTTAAGCGGCTATTTAGCTATCCAGTCGTGCCGTAAGGCATTACAACAGGTATGCTTTGCGTGTGGTGCGGTTGCGGATGACAGCCGGAGCGATACCATTAAGGTTTATAAGCCAGACAGATATGTGAAATCCACTGTCGGGACGGATCGCAAATTTAATGGAAATACGAAAGTATCTCTTGAAAAATATATCTCTGGTGTGAATATTGAGATGAAAAACTATGCATTGGAAGAAAAAACATCTGATATTTATAAGAAAACATTGCCGGCAGGAGATACGAAGATCACTTTTTCGAGCCCATATCTGCCATCATCCATCACAGCAAGTGCCGGCACGTTGAAAGAAGTAAAAACAAATTATCTCATCATTAACATGCCGGATGCCGGACAGTGCCATATTACAGGTATTAAATATGCAAACACGACTTTTTCTTATGAGAAACGTGTGGATAAAATCGAAGCTGGAGAGACAGAAAATATAAAGAAGTACAGTGGATGCACCATTTATAATGCTGATATATTACCAGATATCGCCGCTTATCTTTTGGATTATCATGCCTTGAGAAAAAAGGTGGGAATGAAGTACCTGGTTGACTTAGAGCAGGTAGGAAATTGGGCGAATATAAATTCCATCGGTGGCAAGACATCGACAACATTGATTGAAAGCCAGACGCTTGATTTGACCGGTGGATTTATCGCAACGGCAACGTGCAGGGGGTATTCAGTAGTTGTTACGGAAAATTACTTCGCCGGAGTTGAATTATATACGGGAGGAGATGTACTGATCTGATGAATTACAATCCAATTAATCCTTATTATGACGAGCTTAGAAAAGAAAATCTGAAGCTCACAAAGGAAAACAAAGCTTTAAAAGAAGAAAATGAGCGTCTGAAAAGTGAGGTGGTTGCTTATGCTGGTGTGGATGCAGACAGTGACGGACCGGTCACAGAGTGATGTGGATCGCATGTTGGAGTTGTTACAGAAAGGATGGGATAATTTCAATGTAGACGAAAAAACAGAATGGCTTGCCGGGATGAAAGGCGCACTGAATCGATCAGATATGCAGAGAATCCAGAATAACACAAAGTTATTATCAGATGTTCTGGAACTTAATCTTACGGTTGCAGACGTTCCAGAACATCCAAATGAGACATTTTTAATATCAGTCATAAATAACACGGAGGTTATCAGAAATGCGTACATGATTCATGGAGACACGCCGAAGACACCGAGTATGCCAGTCAATACATACCAGAAGATGAATGATATTGAGAAAATATTGGATGATGTGTATGGCATTTTACTTAACAACTTCAATTATTACTGTGGATCAGAGATATATGCCGGAGATGATACCGGACTATTATTATAGGAAGAAAGGACATATTATGGGATTTACAAAGAAAACATGGAAAAATCGAATTGCAGAGTATATTAACCGCAGACTGATTACGATGGAAGATGGCAGCACAAATCTTGTGACAGTTGCAAGGGATGAAGGAACAATCTCGCAGGAGGGTGATGCTTTTAATGCTGCCAATATGAATGATCTGGAGGACAGAATTGAAGCCGAATTCAATGAAGTCACCCAGAGTTTAACTAACTTAAATGATTCGAAGAAAACGTATCTTAGATTAGTCCTGCCAAACCTTGCGGCTGATGCAAAAACTGTCTGCGATTATATAAATAAAAATTATTTGATGTGGCAAATTGCTCCTATGTATTCGGTTGAGTTTGATGTAGTTGCATCAAATGCAGACTGCTTTTCTGGTGTTCTGTCTACGGATTCAAATGTAGAT